CCTTTAGTAGACATAATCCAAAGCCAATCATACTTACCATAATTTGTCAACCCCCCATAAATGAGCAAATTTGACCACACCTCTGGTCATTTTTGACCACTACATTTTATGGCACTTCTGTAAGTCGTTGATAAAACTCTCATACTGGTCAATTTTGACCATTTATACAAATTGGCACGGTTCTTGCTATAATACTTATTCAGTCAACCATCGGAGCAAGCGTGTAAGCCCAAGTCCTGTAGTCCCCCACTATGAGTTGTAAAAATACGGGTAGGCATCGAGGAACGAGATAGTCGTAGGAATACGGGTGTCCCTAATGCTTAGAGGTTGGATAGCCCTGATGACGCCACGCAAGCTAGCCATAAAATATTATCAACGATATAGTGTATTGACTTAACTACCTCCACTCCTAGTGATCTCTGATTGCTACTTTCGTAAACCGTTGATATTAGCCCATGGGGCGAAGCTGTGTCTACGCAACAGAACCTAACGTATATAGAAGCCTCGCAGGAATATATTTTTTTATAGGGTGGTGGATGTATATACATATCTGAGTAGCAGTCGTTTGCTGACGGCCCCCACCCCTGTCGAAAAAATGTGAGCTTGCATAGATCGCATGCGGTTTGCTTGGCAGATTGTTGGCCAGCTCGCGCGTGTGGGATTGTTTTTATTCTTTGTTGGAGGGATACATCTTGCGACCGGTATTCGATAAGCTTATTCTATGGTCTATCCTAGGTAGAGAAAAAAAGTTAAGATTTATTCAAAAAAGGTGTTGACATGTAGTAATGCACTCAGGTAATGTGTTTGTATCGCAAGCAAACTGCTAAGCGAAACTTAAACTAAACAAAGGATTAAACAAATGACTACGGTATCAGAAATAAACAGCCTACGTGACCAAGCGTGGGAAACAGAGTGCGCAATCGATGACAAGATTGCTACTCTTTACAGCCCAGAGGTTGTCTCCGAGTATCGCAAGGTTCGCGCTTCAGAGCGTAAGCTTTCCAAGTTCTTCGGTCAAACTCATGGTAACTGGAAAACCATGGGATGTGCCAAAGCTCCAGAAGGTTCGACGGCTTACCTTATGTCTTTACACCTTAAAGCCGAGAAAGCTTCTACTTTGAGGTTCTCTTGCGAAAAGGTAGTTGATGCCTTGGTTCGTAAGTAATCGAAACCCTTCAAACCCTTTGGCCGCCTTCTCAATTGAGTCGAGCGGCCTTTGAGGTAGGCGAATGAATCGCCTGAAACCATAAACCATAAACTAAACAAAGGATAAACAAATACATCATGAATAAATTACCTACAGTTAAAGCAATTCTAAATACACCATCCATCTTTGAGGGTTTCACTTTTGAAGACATGGTTACGGTCGGTCGTGTAACCGCAGAGCAAGCCACTTCGACTTGCATGATTAATGCCCAAAAGGACTACATGAAAAATCACGGATGGGCAGACATGAAAAACCTAGATGGGTTCTTAAATAGATGGGCGAAGCTTGAATCACAGGTTCGCCGCAAATTTGAGGAAGCGGAGGAAATCGCATCAATTCTTTAACCTTACCGCATCTTTCAACTAACCATAAACAAAGGAAAACAAATGAAAATCGAAAATATGAATGACTGGTTACCTAAAGCTTACTTTAGCGCATGGATCAATGGCAAGTGCCTAGGTAATTACTCTACCGAATCGGAAGCAAAGGCCGCTTATGAAAGCGCAAAGGCTAGCAACTAAACTAAATATATACCATTCAAACCATAAACTTAATATATAAACATGAAAAACGAAAACAAACTCAACCTACCTACAGATAAGACTTACTACGACTTCATCGGAACTGATGGCGAGTCAGCAGGGATAGCTTGCTTTGATAGTAGGGGTGCCGCCCAAAAGACATTAGATGAATTGAAAGAGGGAGGTGTTACGCTTTCCCATATCGTGATTGCGGATACAACCCGGGCCATTCAAATTATAAACGACCGCGCTGAAAGGAACTACTCGTTTCCTATGGATGAAGGGGATAGCTTCTTTACTTGCAACGCTTAACCATCAAACCAATACAAACTATGGATAAAAAACAGATCAAACGAAACATTCTAGCACTGGCACACGCCAAAAGGCTACTGACATTTAAAGTTTCAGACGCATACGAGTCTGAGAATATGGTTTTATTCACCATACTAAGAGAGGCCAGAAGCGTCCTAGAGGATGGCATTAATGAGCTGAGTGGTGCAGGTAAGACACCTAGCCACGAGCTAGACGCTATCCCGGATGATACTGAATGGTGGGATGAGTTGCGCCAAGAAAGCCCTTTAGGCTGTTACCGCGACTAGCGTATAACCCTTCCAACCTTGCGCCCCGCGTTCCCGTATACGGGGCGCGGGGTTTCGGGGTAGGCAAAGACGCCTATAAACAAACAAAACGCCTTACAGGGTCAATTCTGTCCCATTAAAAGGCATTCAAACCAATAAACAAACCATGAAAACGAAAACAATTATATTTGCCCTTGCAATGGGCTTACTATCAAACCTATCCGTCAATGCGTCTGAGATCGTCGCGGCAACCCTTATCTTGGAAGCGGGGGGAGAGTATTCAACTGGCTCTATGGAAGCGGTAAACGAGGTTATACAGAACCGGGCGGCAAAGCGCAAGCTTACAACCCGGCAAGTGTGCTTACAGCGTAAACAGTTCAGTTGCTGGAATAGCGGAAGGATTGACCAATTACTTGCCAAAGCAAAGCGGCACCCGCGTTTTAACGAAGCTATGGCCATTGTTAAAGGATCGCCTACGAATTATACGGGCGGTGCGGATCATTACCACGCAGACTATTGCAACCCATACTGGGCAAGCTCGCTTAAAAAGACTTGCACTATCGGAAAGCATCTCTTTTATAAGTAACACAAACCATAAACAAACCATAAACAAACCATGAAAAAAACACTAAGCACCTACGATGTCGCAACTGCACTATTTAAAGACAAACACGCAAACTGGACGCCAGGCGGCGCACTAGCACTTGCCGAGTATCTTGAAGACTACGAACAAGACATTGGAGAAGAGCTAGAGTTAGACATAGTCATGCTCCGTTGTGACTTCTCTGAGTATAAGAGCCTTAAAGACTGGCAAGTAGAGTTTACTAATGGCAACTCAGACCTGGACCAGTCTTTAGCGGAAGCTAAGAATGATGACGAGCGCGATGATTTAGTTATTGAATACATTGAAGAGCGTGGAACATTACTGCGCTTTGATGGTGGCATCATTGTCTCCACCTTTTAACCACACACACAACACACTATGGAAAACATAAACGAAACAATAGCCACCTTGTCCATCGACATTGCTTGTTTACTGGACGAACCTAGCGAAGTAACAAAAGATGACCTGCTTAAAATCCAGGACTTAGTAACTAAATTAGAAAACGACACAAACACACCATGAACAAACTAACAGACAATCAAATCTTGGCAATCTGCACGGTTGCTTGCATTATAGCGGCAATCATTTGCGTTTGCTACGGCCTGCACACGCTTTAACTCTAACCATAAACTAACCATAAACAAACCATGAAAACAGAAGACACACTCAACATCATATGGACATCACAAGATATCATTGACCACGCCAAAGACGGCATGGGGATTGACCTGTCCGTCGAGGACGCACGAAAAACCTTGCGATTTCTAGAACAAAAGCACGACTCCGAAGTCGGAATTAACTGGCACTCAATCACTTGCGCCATCGAAGAAATTATATCAATCAAATATAAGCAATGGAAAATCCAATACGAAAAATACGTAAACGAACAATGAATAAAATTATAATAAGTTATATAATCGCTTCAGCCATCGCGCTGGGCTTGCTAAATCACGCCGTAAACAAAGCACAAGACAACATAGAGACACTTGCGGAGGTCTTAGTGCATCACGCGGACACCTTAGAGGATCACAGGGGTGTCTTGCTTCAAATGATCGACGACCTAACCGTGCCATACATGTAAACCAATGGAAGACATCACGGACAAACTAGAAAACGCCAAGATTTTGATCAATCAGATGATTGGCTCCCATCAAGGAACACCAGAGGCGGCAACAAGATACGCCATTGACCAACTAGGCTTGCCGCAAGACGTTGCAAGCTCACTAATCCAATACGCAAACCAAGTAAACAAATGAGAGCATTAGACATAGCAGGAACGCAAAGCAAAGTTTCAAGTTGCATGGGCTTCGTGGCCTCTGGGGCGGCACGAGACGCATACCGTAGGCTTTTAACAGCAAGCACGGTAGGAGAGAGCAAGGGAGAGCAACGCAAGTCTCCTTTTAGTAAAACAACAAAAGAGAAAGTAAAGAAGTAATGACAGGAAGCATGATAGCAAGCGCAGTCCGATACATGGAAAGCATTAAAGACAAAGTGCCGCCAGAAGGTGAGGATGACATCATCGTAAAGTCTGGCACTACTCACATGAGAACGCTAGGCATTGACCCGCATGAAGCAGTCAAGGCCGTAGGCAAGTTACAAGCGCAAGGTGTGATGGTTAAGGACGCTTGCCCACAAGTGGGCATAAGTCTGTCACAATACTACAAAACGAAGAAAGGAATAACAAACAGCAAATGAAAACAGAAAGCCAACTAATGGAAATTGCCGCCAACGAGTTTGGAAGCACGCCAAGTGTCATTCGCGGGAAGTCTCGCACAAGGCGAGCTTGCCATGCCAGAGAAGCAATAGCCTACATAATGCACTTGCACGAATACACGCACACAGAAATATCTAAGCTAGTTAACAGGAACGCGTCGAGCGTTACATATGCCATTCAGCGAGTGAAGGCTCGCAGGAAGGCCGACGATAAAGAAAGCACAATCTACTGCCAAGCACTACGAAAAGCCTGCTTCCATGCAGGTATTCAAATGCCATCCAACTAAAACAAAACATGAAAACCATACAACAATACCGAAAGGATCACCCACAATTGTCAGAGGAGCAAGTCCACTCTGCCTATCACATAACAGAGATTGACGCGCCTGAGTTTAGCGTGAGCGGCTTTACACTCATTGCCCCAGGTAAGTGTCTCGCCATCCATGAAAACGGCAATATAGCCCCTTTACGGCTCAAGGAGAGCTACGGAGACAGGGTGTTAGCATCTGTGATATAATACCGCTTGACAAGTTGCCAAAACTTGTTTACTAAATTCAATCATAGCAGAAATGCTACCGTGTCAAGACGGATCAGTTTAACTTTCCCCGCTTGTTCTCAAGCAACTTTAAACCCTTCCTACAGCTTGACATGTAGGAGGGGTTTTTTTATGCCCATACAGTCTAGCGGAGCAAGTGGCCTCACAGGTTAACCCAAGTCTGCACAACGGAACCTGGAGCGTAGCTTCTCGGTTCTAGTGGTTGCTAGGTTTGACAGAGATACCGACCTAGCGTAACAGGTGGCTCCTAGCGGAGCGTGAACACCGTCCCGTAGCTTATACAGCACTTACCACAGCCAAGCGGGGCGACATGAAAGAGCGTCAGACTCATACGATTTGAGACAAGACAGCAGGACGTGGTTCATTCGTAATGGGTGAACCATGTCCAAACGCCAAGAGCTACACCGATTTGATTGAGACCAAGGAACCAAAGTTTTTTTTAAAAAAACAAGGACGATTCTTCTTGACCATCCAAATACCTTTCCCTACACCTTACCAATACCGTAACCAAAACAAAACTATGAACCTAAAAACAAATACTAAAACCGCTCTCATTGATCTTGAACTGATCTCTTACTCTCATGCAGCTAAGGCTGAGTCAACTGGCACAGGTTTAAAAAGCCTGGTCGAGATGGTAGAGTTTACTATACAAAGTGTAGTCTCTGCTTGTCGCGCACAGGAGCATTACCTCGTGGTATCTGGACGCAACAACTTCCGTAAGGTATTGTATCCAGACTACAAAGCAGGGAGGCGCGAGAAGCCACCTCTCTACGTTCCATTGATGGACAAGCTTGAGGAATTAAATAACCACAGGTGGTGCAAGCACGACCAGTTAGAAGCAGATGACTTACTTGGTATCATGCTGACCAACGGAAGGGTTAAAAACCCAATCCTTTGTAGCATAGACAAGGACTTACTTGGTGTCCCAGGGTGGCACTACAACTGGAACAAGGATGACTGGCCTCGTCAAGTGACACAAGCGGAAGCAGACTACCATTGGTTGGTTCAACTTCTCATGGGAGATTCAACCGACAACATTGAGGGGATGAAGGGGATTGGCATTGCCAAGGCTCAGAAGTTAGCCTCTGCCTATTGCGAAAGGATGGGAACACCACCATCACCTATCCCTGCCGCAAAAGAAATTTACGAAGCAGAAGGTTTTACCCTTGACGCATATACAAAGTGCCTCATGCTGATCTCTATCTGGAGGTCACCAATGCCACCAGAGCTTTTAGAAAACGAACTTATCATGGAGGTGGCAAAGACCATTCCAAGTTTATAAACCAAACAAAATATGAGATCAGAAAAACAAAAAGATAGCGCATCAAGAGGCAAGGCTTCACGAAAGAAGTTTAAAGACCTAACATTTGATGAGAAAGTTAAATGCAAGGATTTTTGGAATAGACCAGTTGACCCAGAGGTTTACAGGGCTTACAGTTTTCTTAACCGTCAGAAGAAGAAGAGAGAGAAGGCTAAAAACAAAGCCGTTGCTGCCATCATGAAAATGCGTGGCATTTAATAATAAACCATAAACCAAACATAAACATGAAACTACAAAAAGACACACACAGAACACCAAAGCACGAACGCACACAACTGGAGCAAGGCTTCAGAGACAAAGCTGCAAACCACTTCCGCACCTCCAGGAAGTGTGATGATACTTACACTGAAGCTCTATACTATGGTCAGTATATAGCCAACAAATACGCGGCAATTAGCGTTCGCACCTCACACCGCTATGGCTTCCTGCAAGAAATGACCAAGGAGCATTACGACATTGTATCAGAGACAAAGGAAGAAAGCTACTTCAGCAGAGTGATGCGTGGCTATGAAGCCCTTGAAGAGATCAGCAAAGATTTACCATAACCAAACATGAGCAAAACACAATTAGCAGATCAAGCAGCTAGGGCTATCACCTATTTCTGCGAAAATGACGCGGGAAGTAAATTGAAAACTTCAACCTCTTTATTCTTCGCTGAAATTATAAAATACGCAATGGACAACGATTCAAAATCTATCGAAGACCTCAATGAGTTAGTCGATGAACTAAAGTCACTTGAATCTAGCCATGCTAATAACGCACTATAACCAAACCATAAACCAAACAGAACATGATTATTAAAACAGCAACCTACCCTTACGGGCCAGCCAAACACTTGGACGCGGACACACTTGTCCAACGCCTACAAGTTGTCGCAGGACAGCAACGCTTCGTCGATGACTACGTTGGCGCACTATGTGACGGAGATGAATACTGGATTTCAGAGCGAGTCCCAGACAAACCTAAGAAGCGAACAGGGGATCAAATCCTTACTTGGCTAGAGGAAAGTGGAATTGATCCAGAGTTTCAGTATGACGTAGATATGCGCCCAGAGTCTGTCATCTTATACAGCAAGCAAGGTCAATCCCTGGTTACCTATCCTTACGGAACTGGTTGCCTACGTGAAGCTTGTGAGTTTGTTATGGATCAAGAGGGACGCGGAGACAGCTAGTATGCCCAAATCTAAAAACACGCATCCGCACTCACTAGAGTCGGAGACCGTTGTTCTTGCGTCCTGTCTTCTGTCCGAAGATGGTTCCATTTACGACGAGGTGTCACAGGTTGTTCAACCCTCTGACTTCTATGTAGCTCGCAACTCTACAATCTTCTCCACTATGGGGCAGATTGTAGGGAAGGGCTTGGAGTTATCAGACATCACACTACTGGAGCAGCTACGCTCCGATGGCAACGAGAAGGAGATTGGTGGTATCAGCACCATCTATACAATTCAAGAAGCCTGTGAGACCGCCACCCACGCCAAGTATGCCGCCAACATAGTTAAGGAGAAGTCTAAGCTTCGCCAGACCATCCGTCATTGTAGGCTCGCCATTGAGGAAGCAGAGGAAGGAGAGGAAGAAGCCGACTCTGTTACGTCTAGGCTAGAAGCCTCGTTACAGTCCCTACAAGACGTTGATGATGGTAAGGGGGACGGGAGTATCAGAACTGCTGCCGAAGCCCTCAGAGAGGACTACAAGGCTATGGTGAACGGAACCTATGAGGTGTCTGCCATGCCCACTCGCATTGCACAAGTAGATGAGAAACTTAGCTGTGGTGGTGTAGCCAAAGGAGAGGTGATGGTGATTGCCGCACCTACGTCCTGTGGTAAGACTGCCCTTGCTCTGAACATCGTCTTACAGAACGCAGTTACACACAACATACCTGGCCTCTACTTCTCTTTTGAGATGCAAGCCAAGTCTCTGGCTAACCGCATGATTCAAACCTGTGCTGCCACACCACTCAACCGCTTGCACGATGGGATGATGAAACCAGAATACCAGAAGCGTGTATGGGAAGCAACCGACAAGATGGCAGAGGCTCCTATCTTTACTAACCATTACGTAAAGAGTGTGGATGAGTTACGTGCCAAGGCTCGTATGTATAAGCGCAAGCACAAGATTGAATGGATTGTCATAGACTACCTTCAGCTTGTGCCTTGGGATCGCAACATGAAAAAGAACGATGGCATAGCTGAGGTATCACACCAAGTGAAACTGATGGCTATGGAGTTGGACGTTCCTGTCTTCCTGCTAGCACAAGTCAATCGTGAGGGAGCCAAGCGTGAGTCTGGTCTTACCTTGTATGACCTCAAGGATTCTGGTGACATTGAAAATGACTCCGACATCATCTTACTTCTGTGGCCTGACGGCAAGGATGTGGATGAGGCTCGTCGAGTAGACGCAGAGCATGGGGCTTACGTTTCATTGAAGTATAACATAGCCAAGCAGCGTGAAGGTGCGCGTGATGTGAAGGGTAAGTTCATCTTTAAGAACCACATAGGACGTTTCCATTGATGCCTTGCTACAGACTTACATACACCCGTCTCGACATGCCCTCACCCTGTGGTGCAATTAAAACAGCACACACCGAGGAGGAAGCAATTAAATGCTTGACTACTGGTAGCAAGAGCAAAGGATACAAACTAAAGAAGACGAATGTTCCCATCACAATTACTAATATAACTGAACTAAACTAAAACTAAAACTAAAAGAAAGATACAATGTGGATACTACCAAAACAATTACACACCTCAGCCTATGTTCTGGATACGAAGGAATCGGGCTTGGACTTAGAAGCGTTCTGCCAAACCTGCGAGAAGTCGCTTACGTGGAGAGGGAAGGATTCCCTGTCGCGAACCTGGTTGCAAAGATGGAAGAGGGAAAGCTGGATGCAGCACCTGTCTTCACGGACGTTAAGACCTTCCCATACGGAAAGTTTCGTGGATGCGTGGACATCCTCTCTGGAGGATTCCCGTGTCAGCCATTCTCAGCTGCTGGAAAGCGTCAAGCTACTGAAGACCCCAGGCACCTCTTCCCCTACATCGCAGACGGAATCAGAGAGTGCCAACCTAGAATTGTTTTCCTTGAAAACGTACAAGGGATCCTCAGTTGCAAGACAGCCGACGGAGAACCAGTTCTCCAATATGTCCTCCGAGAGCTGGAAGACTTGGGTTACCGAGCAACGGCAGGAATATTCTCAGCGGAAGAAGTCGGCGCGCCTCATCAGAGAAAGCGAGTCTTCATCATGGCTTACCGCAACAGTGTTCGACACGACGGGGGGCAGTTACCCAACAGAGATGGTGGATGGAGTCTACCGAAGCAAGCACAGCCAAGAACCGAACAGCCCTTGGTATGGGGCGAAGCTGAAGGATGCAGTGGAGACTCACGAGGAGCAGAAGAACTGGTCAACCCCAACGGTGATGGACACAGCAAACATTCAGAAACCCAGAAAGAAGAATCCATCGGGGGGGCAGAAGCCACCACTGTGTCAAGAAGTGAAGAACTGGTCAACAGCAACCACGAGGGACTGGAAGGACACCAACTCCACAGTTCCTCCAAGCAGGGCGAACCCATCCAAGCAGACACTTGGTCAGCGGGTAGCACACGTTGGCCTTCAAGACCAAGCGAACCCCAATACGAATGGGAAGAGCCAAGAGTCGTGGGCAACTCCGAAAGCATCGACAGGAATCCATCCAGACTATCAGAGCGAGAGGGAGAGGAGAACCCCAGACTTGGAGTCGAATGTGAGAATCAAGATGGGATACCCACCGCTAAAGACTTCGACCCAGACGGGTCGGCTCAACCCAAGCTGGGTCGAACATCTAATGGGTCTTCCAGTAGGGTGGACAGACTTAGGCTCTTGGGAAACGGAGTAGTTCCTCAAACTGCAGCCAAAGCATTTACGACCCTATCACAAAGACTAATCTAATCACTAACAGAAATATGACAATAGACCTAGACGAAGCACGACAATATGCAGACACAATGCTTGAAGCCCTGGACGTAATGGGCAGAGCAATGTATTTTTGCTTAAACCATCCCAACTCTTCAGAGTTCAAAGCACACCGCAAGCTTCTCATCGGAGCGCACGAACGCATGGGTAAGGACACCACCCACTTTCTAGCACAGATAGACGAGCCAGACCTTCCTTACGATCCAACTGAAGAAGAGTTATCACAACATGGCTAGGGGTGAAATCAATTCAGTCTTAGGCATGACGGAAGGTAAGTTCCGAACCATGATTAAGTCTGCCCTCAGACCCTGCTGGCGCAACTCGTCCCGCAAGACCTTCATCCAGTCCGTTCGTCAGCGTGGCATCAACCCAGCTACAGGTAGAGAACGATTCGTCGTGGTCTGTGTGGACTGTGGCAAGGAGATGGGGATGTCAGAGAAGGAGAGGCGCACAAAGATTGACGGAACCCTGGAGAAGCGAGCCAAGAGTGTGTATGAGATTGACCACGTAGATGGTATCACACCCTTCACCGATGTTCAAACCCTAGAGACTTTAACCCCACACTTCAGGGATATGATCTACGGCAAACAAGAAGTTGTGTGTGTGGCCTGTCACAAGGTTCGAACAGCCAATCAAAGAAAGAAAAAATCTTCTTGACACACCTAACCAACATCCATAAAACCTTAACTAACATCAACCAATACAATATTATGAGTAGAACAAGAAACACATCAACTGGGGGTGGCTCGTCCAACCCTGCCACTAAATTCTTAGAGTGGGACACGCAGTCTGGCGACTGGAAATACTGGGACAAAGAAGCAAGCACAGAGAAGCACCTGCCCATCTCGACAGCTTTCATTGTCTTGGATCAACTCAACACAGTTAAAGGTTTCTCTGAAGCCAAGCAAACTGGTCTATGGTCTAACGAAGTTCGTGGTATCAGTGACAAGCTAACCGTTCGTAACAAGGACGGCATGGTTGCCACTGGCACATGGTCAGACGTTAAGGTTACACAAGGAGCCAAGTTCACCAAGTCTATCTACGCTATGGCTAAGACAGGCTCAGAGGACTACGAGCTAATCAACTTCCAAGTTAAGGGTGCTGCTCTTACAGCCTGGATTGAGTTCGTCGATAGCGTCAATGGTGACAGCGGTCTATACAACGACACAGTTGTTGCCATCAAGGAAGCAACCAACGAGAAGAAGGGTGCTGTGAAGTTCAAGAAACCTCTCTTCGCTGTGGTTAGTAACTCCCTGTCCAACGAAGCTGCCGCCCGTGCAGACTACTACGACAACATCCTACAGGATTACCTCGACGATTACCTTGGCTATGCCAAAGAGCCAGACCCAACGGAAGCTGGTAACAGCGGTGCGGATGACTTCGCATCTGAAGCAGTTGCACCAGAGCCAGAGTTAGTTGAAGCCCCGTTTTAACTGCCAACCCTTGTCCTAACTAAACCCCAAGACGCATGGCGGGGGAGACGCAACTCTCCCCTGCTTGCCACAATGATATGACAGAGATCAAAGACACTAATCCAAAAGACAGAGTTGGCATACGCAAGGCTCCAATGTCTGGTCTACCAGCACCAGTTCTTATGGAATGTGGTTTGGTTAAGTTACACGGAGACTTGAAGTATGGTGCTTACAACTGGCGTGACGCTGGTGTTAGGGCATCAGTTTATTACGACGCTGTATGGCGGCACTTGACCGCTTGGTATGAGGGCGAAGACTTAGACCCAGACTCTGGAGAGCATCACATAGCTCACGCCATGACAGGGCTAGCAGTTCTTCGTGACTCTCAAATGTTTGGTAACTGCGTTGATGACAGACCAAACTCACATAAACCAGGATGGATGCAAGATATGAACAATCGTGCCTCCGCAATGATTGATAAATCTAAATAACTATGAACGACAAAGCACTAACTAAATACCGACAGGTGACAGGAGCTTGCACCAGGTTCATCGAACGCCACCAAGACAAAGAGCTACTAGAAGACGAAGCTCAGACCCTTATCAATGACAACAAGGCCAGAAGATCAGAGAGTGACTGGCAAGTCATCAAAGACTTTCAAGACGAGTGCTGCCGCACCGTCTACAAATGCACCAAGAAAGGTTTAATCGAACCAGCCACAGACTACGTTCCAACCCACCCAACACTATGAACTACACCTATATGCTCAACATGGACAATGACAAGGCTGAGTCTTGTGATGTCATCGTCAAGTTTACTACCAATGATTCATTAGAGTTTGATGGGTTTACCTCCATCGTCTCTGAGCCACCCCTATACTCCGATGACCTAGCCTACCTAGAAGAGTGGGTGATACAGGGCAGGGAGCGATGGGAGCCTATGGGAACCTTTAGCCACACAAACCGCGAGCGCATGTAGCTCACAAACCAAAACCAATACTACTAATATGCCTAAGAAAAACACAGTCCTTATTATCGGTGACACGCATTGCCCAGCGATGCACAAAGACTACATCAAGTTCTTAAAGAAGATAGAGAAGAAGCACAAGTGTAACAGGGTTGTTCACATTGGTGACTTAGTAGATTGGAACTCCATCTCTTACCACGAGAAAGACCCATCCATGCCAAGTGCAGAGGATGAGTTTGCAGAGGCATTTAAGCAGGTCAGAAAGCTACACAAAGCCTTCCCAGAGGTAGACTACCTAAAGGGTAACCATAGTGACCTACCGTCCCGTAAGGCTAAGACCATAGGCATACCAGAGCATTTGATGAAAGACTTCAAGTCCCTGTGGCAACTAGACGGTTGGACAATCCACCCTCGCTACCACGATCTTATTATTGAGGATGTCATCTACCGACACGGAGACAAGGGTAAGGGTGGACAACAGGCAGCGTATAAGAATGCCGTGGCTGAGTTCAACTCTCTTGTCCAAGGACACCTACACGCCCAGGCTGGCCTCGTATATCACGCTAACCAACACGACTGTGTCTTCGGTATGCAAGTAGGATGTGGCGTAGAACACGACCACCCGTCCATGAACTACGGAAGAGTGTATGCCGCCAAACCAATCGTTGGCTGTGGTGTTGTCTACAGTTCTAAGGTTGCCTTCTTTGAACCAATGTTCCTATAGATATGATTAAACTTACATACACCAACACAATGCCAACCCTCGACACCATTGAACACGCAGAGATTGAGTTTCAATTACCACACATGGCAAACTTCACGGAGGCTTGTCGTGGGTTAGCCTACTGCGCTGGGTTTGAACCAGAGTCTATCGACGAATACATGATTAACCCACATAAATCAGCCTACAGGGACGAATAAATGGAATACCTACCAGAGCCACACGTTGTAGCCATCTTCACAATGGCAGTTATCTTCTTCTTCGTAGCAGTATCCTAGTAAATACCCCTAGTTTTTACTACGTAGCAAGCCTCTCAGATGCCCCTGAGGGGCTTTTCTTTTGTTCCGAGGGGTAGGGGTAGGGTCTGGGATAGTAAGCCCTTCTAGGGGGCTTCAGGACTGATTCCTGGGTCACTCTATCTTACAACGATCCCTTGATCCTCAGCGCACGAAGCACGTCATTGGACAGCAGATTCTTGCTTTTAAACTCATTTATCATACCAGGGTTCTTGGAGAGGTAATCTACCTTCTCATCTGTATCCATGTTACGCATCAGCGTATCCCTCTGGTTTAAGCCCTTGTCAGCATTCCTCTTCTCGCGAACCCACATACTCATCAGCCTCTTGCCAGTTCGTGGGTCAGTTCGCATATACTTTAGTATGTTGCTGCGTTTCTGTTGCATCGTCTCACCCATTTCGTTGTAGATTTCAGATGTCGATGGCTTTGAAGTTCTCTTCAGGTCGTTATAATCTCCATCCAATGTAGCAAGTATGTCTTTAGAGGAAATGCCAGCGTCTTTCATTACCCCTATGCGTTCGGATTCCGTAAACCCCTGCTTTGCAAGATCATCATTTCTTTGAGCAATAGCCATCATACTTTGCCTTCGGCCATCATTAGCCTGTTGGTAGATAACTTCTAGGTCTGCGGGACTAAACTCTCCATCTTCTTTGGCTCTTTTGTAACTTCTGCTTGAACCATCAGCGTTACCTTTGTTTTCCATCATGGCATATTTTACGCTTTCGGCGATGTCTATTGTGTTAACCCGATAGCCCACTTGTCTTTTCAAGACTTGAGCTACACTTAAGTCTCCAACTCCGCGCAACGCTTCATCTAATTTTCCTGCCTCACGAACAATACCTGGACGGAAAGATTCTTTGACGAAATAAACAAGTCGCTCCTTGGCGTTTTCCAAATCATTCTCAGAGTAGCTAATTTGATTACCCCTATTATTGCGATTGTTTACAGCTTCCATCAACCCTCGGTTAATAAATGAACCTTCACCCACAAACTCTTCTACTAGCACGGAGGCTAGGCTGTCGATTGGCTTGTCCTGCATGGCAGCCTCAAATGCGGCAAGTCCAAGTGCGTGAGGAGAAATGTAAGATATGTTAGCATAACTGACAGTTTTGCCGTCGTCCGAAACTCGCATTGCTAGCGTTTTATTTTGATCCCAACTAGGCAATGAGTTTTTAATAGCTTGCTTGTTTTCGTCGGTTACACCACCATCACTATTCAATGCTTCGATTGCCGCGTATGTTCCACCATAAACTGTGGCTAAAGCAGTTAGTCTTTTAGCACCCTCTATTCTCATAGCAGACTTACTAGCCTTACTAATGTCTAGCCCTAGATCAGCACCAAAGTTACCCTGAAGCATTTGCTTAATAATCTTTCCTTGGTTGTATTGATTACGCATGAACTCAGCCGTGAAGGAAGCAAACTGTGGCATGATACCCATACGAGACAGACGTTTAACAACAGAAGACAATCGGTCGTAGTTTTGATACGTGTCATTTATTATTTCTGCTGCTAGTTTTTTAACCTGCTCGTCACCTAATTCTGGGTAAACCTTCTTTAACATATTCTGTTGAGACTTCCAACCTACATAACGCCCTACAGTATCAGGGATAGAATAGGCTTTACCGAAGAAGCCAACTGGCTTTTCCATTGCATTAGAGAATATGCCACGCTCAAAGGAATCTCTCATGTCAGACTCTATGATGTTTTCTCCCTTGATTCCGTAACGAGCCATATCATTGGCCTCCTTGAGAAATGCCCTGCGCTCTTTACCTCCAGATGGACTAAGCAATTTTTCTAGTCCACCAAATTCTGCCAACGCTACACGCGCTCCACGACCAGCACCAGCAAATGGATTAACACCCATACCTGCTAAAGTAATTGCATTACCATACACTTGGACGGCATAGGATGGCGGGTTCAGTAGGACCTTAGTAGCCTTAGATAGTCCAACGGCGGTAGAGTAAAGGTCTTGTAAGCCAGCTAGGATAGCATTGTTAGAACGCTCTGTCCCGCTGTTAATGTATAGACTATTAATTGATGCCTGAACTTCTGGTGATACATTGTAACCCGTTTCCACACCAGCCTTTAACTTTAACGGAGCGGTCCCCTGCGGGGCAAGATCGCTACGAACGGCAAGCCCATTCCTTTGTAAAATATTAATTATGTTGCGGTCGGTTTTTTCTCTAGCAACCATGCGCCCAACTCTAGTAAGTGTGCCACGAACTCGTTCGCCTGTTTCGGTAATTTCACCCAGCCAAGCTTTTTCAAACTCTCCTGGCTCCTTTCGTTTCATTAAAGGAGAATCAATTTTACCCCCAACACCAGAGCGCGGATCAAGTTTACGTGCGGCAGCAGACTTAGCTTCTAATTTGTTAAGTTGCTCGTTTGCCTCGTCCATTGCCTTGGCTTTGGCAGCTTCTGGCTCCATGTTTTTAAACCTACCAGCTTGTAACTTTTTGTTAGCAATCTCTTCTTGTGCTTTAGCTCGGAGTTTTACATCTGGAACAAAGTCACTATCTACAAACATACGATACTCGCGGCTTGTAAAGTTGCCTAACTCCCTAGACTTTTTAATCTTAGCAATTAACTTAGGCGTTTCTTGAAGGGCTTTCTGTTCCTTCGTTGCTTTTTTAATTTGTTTTTTAAGTTTCTTCTTTGCCTTGGCGTTGACCGCTCGCCCTGCTTCCTCTCGTAATCTTAAAATTTGATTAGTAACTCTAGCTAGCTTTTCTGGCCCCATCTTTGCCATGTAGTCAGCGTCCAAATACTTAATTACGTCTCCTTGCAGTTCGTCTAACCTGTTTCGATAAACAACTAAATCGTCATTTAAACTTCCAAGTGACGGGTCTAAATCTCCTCCAGCTAAATACTTGTCTACCCTTGCGGCAACACTTGGGTTTTGAGCAGTAGCAGCCGAAATGCGTTTGTCCATTTTGCCACCAAGTTCTTCGACAGATGTTATGCGTTTGCGAAAACGTAAGATTTCATTCCTGGCTTCTTTACCTACAACCTTAGATGGAGCAAGGATAGACAGCATTCGGTTTTTAAAACCAGATATATTTCTAGGATTTTCTATAAAGTCTGAAGCTATGTCAGCTTGAACCCTAGCTTTAACTTTTTCAACCTGACCACGTAGTATCCTTTCGCCATCTGCACCCTCTACTTGGGTAAGGGGCTTAAAATCTTTGTAAGTTATAACTCCACTTGCTACTTCGTCATCAATTTCATTAAAAGTTTTACCCAAAAACTTATCTAATGACTTGCTAACCTTCGGGGTAACAGCACCTATACCGCCACCAAATAAAGCACCAGCACCCGCATAAGTAGCAAACTCTTTTTTGGTAGGCATACGCCCCTCGTCAACAGCAGTTTTAATTGTAACTTCTGTGCCGCCTAATGCTGAACCCTTAACGGCTTCACGAGCAGCCGCACCAGCAACCATGCTGCTAGTAATCTTAGCTCCACCCCTAAGCCCCTTAACCGCCGCTCCACCTAATGGAATAGCACTAACTACACCAGCACCTAAAGCTCGACCAAGACTAAAGTCTGGTTGATCTTCAATGTCCTGTGCTATTGCAGAACCAAAAAAGCCGCCAGCAAATCCACCCAAAGCAGCTCCTATGGCAGCTCCTGGAACTGCTCCTATACCAAAAAATCCAGCCCCAATGATACCACCAAGAACAGAACCAGCAACACTTGCTCCAATTTCAGTTCCAACACCAGCAACAATTTCACCAGTGGTAGGTTCTTCTTTTTCGTCGTCAAATGTTATAGTAGATTTTTTTTCAACCTCATCATCAAATGTAATCGAACTAGTCGCTTTGGGTTGGTCGGCAATCTCGTCGTCAAAAGTGATTGTTGATGTTGGAGTAATATCTTCGTCGTCGAATGTTATGGCCATAATTATACAGTTGCATTTCTACCACCAATTGTAATTTTAGTTCCTTCAGGAAGGTTTGCAGCTTCTGCTTCTTCCATAGTATCAAACGCTTGTCTAGTTATATTAGCTTCTTGTTGTTCTGTCAACCCACCAAAATATTCACTTGCTGTTACATCAAATCCATTTTTTTGAATCCCAGCAGCAGTAATAATATCATTAGCCTTATCTACATCACCTGCCGCAAAAGCCTCACGGGCTTTATCTATTTGCTCTAGTGTAAACACAAAGTCTTTCATTTGTGCGGTAGACTCTTGGGGGGTTTTAGTTCCTGTATCAATAACTTGCGCTCCACCACGGCTAGTTTGTGCAAAGGTCACTCCATTTACAGTGTAAACCCTACCTTCAAACTCTGGTCTATCTAAAGTTGCTTGTGCCGTTTTAAGTCTAGCTTCATTAATAGCCCTCTTAGTTTCTAGCTCTGCTAGGCGTTCTGGCTCTCCTGCTTGTATTGATCTAGCTAAAGCATTAACCTGAGATGGAGTTGGCTTCTTTACACCTCGTGCTGCTAGTTGACCCTCTGCTCTGCGCCTTGCGTCATCGAAGGACATACCCCCCGTTTGTCCACCAGTAGTTCTACTTTGTGCTACACGAGTGTCCCTGTCCGCTTGGCTTTCGCCTGGTCGCCTGTCCATTTCTCTAAGTCTAGCCTCACGCGCCTCGCTGTCACCCTCGAAACTTCCCGTTCCGCCGATTCTTTGTTGTCTAGATAAACTGTCTTGTTCAAAGGATGATAAGGCATCAACGGGAGTCTGTGAACTAGCAGGGATTCGATTAACAGGTTGTTGTGTTCCTGGTGATCTTACTTCATTTCCTTGAGCGTCATATCCTAGAAGTTCACCTGGTCTAAATATACCTTGTTCTCTGTCCTCTATTCCGTCTCTGTTTCCATCCCTAAACTCCGCTGTCTGCCTCGCAGGTCTAGATACTTGGGACATTATTTCATCAGAAACTTTTGCAGGGCCAACTTGACTACCAGATGCTTGAGGTGCAAAATTATTTGCAACGGCAGGAGCAGGGCTTGAAATCATGCGTCCCTGTGGGTCTGTGCGTAGTCCAGAGACACCTTCAGTTCCAGCAGGAGCATTTAGGTATTCATTGAGCGTCATACCACCAAGGGCGGCACGTGTCGCATCTTGACCCATAGGTGCATTTGGTCCTCGTGCTGCGTCATTAACCATCTCAAACCCACGAAGGAGTGGGCCACCTAAACCAGAGGGTGTATCGGGAGACTGGAGGAAAGAGCTTACAACTGCCCCTGGTTGCTCCTGTGCGCCCACTGTAGGTCTTTCGACGGGTGGGGTGACACTTGAGGTTGCCTCAAGGGCTGAAGCAGCTTGTGCGGCTTTCTGTTCGTCTAAAATGCTTTGCACTTGCTCAGGAGTACGAACTGGAGATGTAGGAGTTTCTGGAAGAGGACGTTCTTGTCCACCTGTCCCTAGCATAAACTTCATGGCTTGCGCTTTAGCCTCTGGACTTGCTTCTGAGTAAGGGACTTGAGAACCCAAAGTTCCAAAGCGTTTATTGTAAATTGAATACGTCGGCGTTCCGTCAAGTGCTTGAGATTGAAACGCTTCTTGACCAAAACCCCTGTTAATTAAATCAGCCAAAACAGACTCATTGTAAGTTTGGCTTATGGATTCTCCAACTGTAGTGGGCGGACCCACTTGTTCAACTGGCTCTATGTTTGTTGGATCAAACGCACCAGGGTTTCTAATGTTTTTAATACCAGGAACTAGTGAAACTATATTAGAATCCAAGGCAGGAACGCCTCCAGCCCCTATCCTTGCGTTTAGTGCCGCAAGTTCTGCTTTCTTTCTCTCCTCTTCTTCGGCGTTGTAATTTGTTCCGAAAAGGTTTTGGTTTGGTTTATCTCCTGTTGCCATAGCTGTATTATATCATAAAGGGTTAGTTAGTAAGTGTAAAATTCTATTGAGTCTATGGTAGCCTCTCTGGTAGGCTCAGGCGGAGAACCCTGGAAATAGTTAAAGGTTGCACGAACAAAGGAAATTCCAGAAATAGTTACATAACTATAAGTCCAATCGGTGTCCTCTTCTTCAACCACAGAGCCAATGCAGTCATAAGCTCCAGCATCATTTCCAATACTGTCATCTGTGTCTCCATATCTTGCGCTTGCAGTAAAATTCATAAAAGCTGCGCTTTCACCACCTCCTGGAACAAATGGGTCACCATTAAAACTTTCAAATCCATAACCAATAAAATTATCTTCATCTGTTGTTTCGCCATCGTAAAATCGCATAAACTCAAATTCAATTCCTATAGATAGTTGCGCTTTTGCTATATGTAGATTACCTAGAGAGCCTAGGTCTTCATCTGTTTCAAGGTCTTCGGTACCAGGAACACCAGAAACGCAAACTCTTTCGTTTGGCTTTAAACTATCAACTGTATTAAAATTAGCAACCACTTCATCGACCGAAGCACTTATAGTTTCTACATTATTACTTCCACTAACAGAACAAGTACCTTTTACTGAATACAAGTTCCAATATAACTTCATTGCATTAACTAAAGATGTTGATATCTTAGCATCTGTTGGACTTGGACTTTCCTTTGATACACCGCCTAGCGTAGTCCATCGGTCATATCCAGACACATCAACCTTTTCCAAACACAACGGAAACCCATTGCCCCTTCCTAGTGCTGTAAATGAAGTTGCGGTTGGCATTACGTTATTTCGCTACCTATTGACCCATTTATAGTAGCATTGAACGGTGTTCCATTTACGCATATAATTGCATCAAATGAACCAGCCGTTTCTTCTTCATCTGATCCAAACTGGTCAATCCCGTCATTTGATATAGTTTCATCCGTCCCTTCTTTGTTAAAAGCAGGGTCATATTGACCCGTCTCTACGTCGTAGATGTTGCCTTCTTGGGATTCAAGTAATTGAGAACCCTCCCCATACGTTTCTGTATCAGCGGCACGTTGCCGTCTATTGGATTCTTGTAACCGACTTTTTTTATCAGCTGCTCTCTGCGCAGCCTGTTTACGACGTTCTTCACGAGCCTGTTCTGCCTTGGTCATTTCTTCCATTAATTGTATGGACCTCCAACTTCACTAACCTGTGCGGGTATAGTGTCTGTAACAATAATAGTTTTCTTGTAGTAAGTTGTTCCGTCCACGTCATCAAAGGCAGATGTTATTTTTACGTCCAGAACCCACTTTGACCCTACGGGATCAGAAGGTCCTTTATTTACAGTTGCAGTAAAACCAACAGAAGGCGTACCCGATGCTTTTAAACTTCCTTGGAAATAAAACTCAGCAAGATTACCAAATGAGGCGGTTATAGTCCCACTAAAACTGTCAGAGTTAGTCCTGTATCCCCTAAGGGCTTTTGATGTATTAAACAGCGAGCTACCGCTTCCAGCACTTACCGTTACTGATCCCCAATCATTTGGTGACCACAATCCACTTGCAGAATCATATTTGTAATCACTAGATGAAATGGTGCTAGTTGTTGTAAAAAATACATAAACCTTGGACTGAACCTTTGATTGAGAAGGAGCTTTTGTAAGGTTAATCACAAGATTTCCAGTTTGCCCACTTACAGTAGCTGAGGGTACAAATAAACCAGGGTAAGAGAAGTTAGAAAATGTATCAAAGCTGTGAACAGGTGTAGTGCCAGCCGTTCCTAATGGATTGCCGTCCTTGTCCTGCATTGTCGTAACAGTAATGGTCTTTAGACCTTGAAAGTTATTAGTGCTACGTGATGTCACGGGACCAACCGTAGTTCCCTCTGTTACAAGGAATACTGTTGTTACTTGCTTTACACCTTCAGATAGGTTTTTAGTAGAAACACTTAGTGTTCCTGCCTGTATGTAAGTTCGTTCGAACTCTCTGTAGCTGTCAGTATCGTCAACCTTATAGGAAGCCAAGAAGCAACGAACGGCTGTTTCTGCATCAATCTGGTGGTCAATGAAGTCAACCCCAACGTCTTTATCGTCATCGGGAATATCTGTTCCAGCTTGAGCAATGCTAGTTCTTGTTACCCTTCTAAGACCGTTTAACTCCAAGTCAATAGTGTCGTCTTTTACCTGGACAAAGCTAGCCCCTAGAGTTTGATAAATGAGCGTAACAATGTATTGATCTCTCTGCGTGCTAGACTCTACAGATACAAGACGCATATCTGTATATGCTTCCCCTGTTCGTGGAGCCAGACCATCAATAGACATCTCTGCGGATTCCAACGATCCGAAGTCAGGGAAGATGCGAGCCTTGTTAGAACTATACCAGTCCTCACGACTGTTCATAGTAGTGCAATTAACGGTCAGTTGATACCGACCATTCTGTAATTGCTCAACCGCTGGAGTCCCAACTAGCTTCAGCCTATTGGTTCTGTGAGATATTGCCATTAGCTGTCTCCTTTGATTACTGCGTAATTTACTACGACGTTTATTACTCCAGTAGATTGATTGTGAAGGTCAGCAATCGTAATGTTGCAATTACCATTTGCTACTTCATCAATCTGACTATTGAGTTTGTTACTGCCTGAACGTATGTTTGTTACAATAACATCATCCTCCTTGATAAAGCTATTATTGAACTGAAATGATTGAACATCATTATTACTGAAGTCGTGAGCAAACATAGTAATCTTGCCGCACGGTTTGTTTAAAGTTACTTCGGTATTTACACTTGATGTTTGTGTGACGGAACCGCCTGTTCCCACTGCGTAGCCAATTTGGCTAATTGCTAGTGTATCGGTAGGTTGCATAATAAGCACCCAGTCAGTTCCGATTGGGTTAATCAACATACAGTCATCGGGCGATAAGCTAATCGACGCACCAGAGTCTATAGTCTGACCTGCAACTGGAGAAACCACTAAGATGTCTGGTCCATTGTTACGAACGTAGCGTGGCTCTGAACCTTTGCAACTAGGCAGTTCATACGCAGTCACCCCGCTAATTGCGTAGCAGGGTGTTCCGTTATTATAGTTTGTCGATACAGCCATTAGCAGTCCCAAGCCTTGCGGCTCCAATAGTTGGCGGACATCTTGCCCTTGCCTCCCTTGATACCAGCACTACGGGCGCAGTAGCTTTTCTTACGGGCTGGTTGATTCTTCTTAATACTCATATTAGCATCACCAAATCGTATTAACTTTTCCTTGCCACCTTCGCAGGCTTTCACAACAAACTTCTTCCCGCCCTGAACTTCACGGCGTGGCACGTTGCACTTCATCTTTGATTTGTCTGCCATTGTTATTTAGTTTTTACTTTTGCTTTTGGTGTATTTGATACTACAGTTTGTCCTCTTGCTCCTGCTGCTTTCTTTTTTCTAGCTGTGCTTGCTCTCTCCGCTTTCGACAGGCTGAGAGCCTTTCTTTTAGGCAAGCAACGGTCAGGGTTTTTCTTATCCTTCGACGTTCCGCAAGGTCCTTTGATTGATCCATCAGTTCCAATCCTTACCCAGTTCTGCTTTCTCCATTGTGCTAGTTGTGACATTATGTTCTTTTACGTTTGGCACTCTTAGATTTCTTAGCGTAGTTAGGGTCCTTGCAATACTTAGATGCAGCCATATTAGCATAAGCAGATGGATACGTGTCAAACGTACGTCTAGCCCAGGCTTTACCAGCCGAGCATATCTTACCTCCACTCTTTGCTTTCTTAGCCACTAGTAAGAACGTCCGCCTTTGTTTTTCATTCCGCCCTTTTCGCCGCAAGAGCCTTTACCGCCTTTACCTACTGGTTTTCGTGTTGTATTCATAATTATTTGTTTCTTTTGTTATGGAAGTCAAACAGGACTTTCACTTTCTCTGTTAGAGCTTCTAGGTTGTAGTGCATCCTGGACAGCACGATAATGAGCGTAATGACACCGATTGACACTGGCCACAGGGATGCAATGATTTGCAAGATTTCATTCATTTAATCGACGTTAACTCGCCCTTTTGTTTTTTTACGAAGGCTTTCCATTTGCCGATCAAGAGCTTGGTCACGTTTTTTAATGTCGGACAACTTTTTCATATCGGATTCAACAAACTTCTTTCGAGCAAATTCCGAACCCTTCTCCAAAGCAACTCCCGCAACAATCCCTACCGGTGAAACCCTTGCTAGTTTTGCAACATTAGCGGCAGTCTTTGCGGCTTTTGCAGCCCTTGCGGCATTGTTAGCTTTAACATAAGATGAAGCGGCTTGCTTGCTTAGTTTCTTTGCGGTTTGCTCTATAGCCCTGCCTTGAGCACGACCCCCTGAAGTGTTCATTCCCATACTCCTTTGAGATTGTCGCATATCTTCTATTAATTTTCTTCCAACTGGGTCTGGCATAATATTATCTTTCTTTATTTAATTTGAGAGGAACCAAAGTAGAACCCTACGATGGCTAAGGCAGTTTGCCTAATTTCTGGTAAAATGACGAAGCCTTGCACAGTATCCCATTTAAGGGTCTTGAATAGCCCTAGAAAGCCGTTTGTCTCTCTACCTATACTTACCCCTACGTCAGTCCACGCAAAGACGAATGGGGCTATTACAATGGCAAAGACGGTGGATACAACTAGGAACCGACGAACTAATACACCACCATCACGTTTAGAAGCGGCATCAGCCGAAGCATCTGCTGTCTGCTGGGACGTAATCATACGCTCAAACTGTCGAGCCTGGTTGTCCATCTGTGTCCCAATGAGCTTCATTACGAAGCCACTTAGTCCTCCTCCGAGCATTGCTATTAGTTCTGGTGTCATATTATTTCTTTCTAAGTTCTTTGATTACCTTGATTGCGGATGCTGACATATAAATAAAGGTCGCTAGACCTACGCAGAAACCAAGCAGTTCGTTGACGGGAGATAGTTCAAGGGTAGCTATAAAGCCTCCTGTTCCAATTGCTGATCTGTATATAATGTCTTCCATAGCATTTAGTCTTCTTCGGGTAGGGGTGTATGGTGATCAACGGGTAGTGGCGTATAGTGATCAACGGTTGATGACTCCTCGGACTCGTCCAAGTCGTAGTCAGTTACGTCCAATGCCCACATATGGTCAGCGGTTTCGTTAGGATAGGTAAGCCAACGTGTGCCTTGACCATCGACCCAATAGCCGTAGCCAATCTCCTTGCCTTCTTCGTCGGCACGTTCAATGGCGGCTTCTTTGCTTGCGTATATTAAGTAAAGCATTATGGTAAGGTTGGATAAGCGGCTTGAATGTTGGCTTCAAGGGCTACACGGTTATCTGATTGGTCAGAGGCATAAATAATAATCTCTTCAAGTTTTCCATTCCAAGTGCCAGTCGCATCTCCTCCTAAACCCCCAGGAGGAGGTTCGTTATAGCCAGATACTGCATCCAATGTTCCCTTGGATGTGCCATCTTGAAATCCTTCCACATTGGAAGAACCCGCTACGGCTGTAAATAAATGCTTATTAGTATCAGCTGTGCTTAAAGTAATTGATGTTGAACTATAGGCAACGAATATACTAGCAAGAAAGTAGAAAGGCATTTGAAAAGTTGATCCGCCTGTTGTGGATAGGGTTACTCCAACCAACGGAATAAATTTAAATCCTGTAGCTTCGTTTGTTGCTACAACAAACAATGATGCTGAATTAACATTAGATATAAGCGGATGAGGTAAATTAAGTAAATCGCCACTTCCATCAAAATGTATCCCATTACCAATTAACGACCCAGAAATAACAATCTTAGGCTGGTTGGAAGCAGTTGGTTGTTCCGCATCATTGCCGTTACCTGACTGGTCATACCAGATTGTAACAAAGCCATCATTGCCTGAACCAACAAAGTCAACTAACGCCCCAGAAGATACACCAGAAGCAGTAAAAGTTTTTTCTGTAGTTGTTCCTCCTATACGCACACGCACAACGTCAGGATCACCACCAGTTAAACTACGGAGGCTGTATGCCGCCGCAGCGTTAGGAGCAATCTGTAGGACGCTCTCGCCCACTGAGTTCAGCCGACGCTGGCGACCCAGGGCTGAATCAAGGCTAACGTGCATACTAGACCTTGTGTAGTTGCACTAGTCCACCGCTAATAGTAACGGAGGTAAAGTTGCCATAAACAATTGTTCCTGCTCCTAGAGTTGTAAGGAGGTCTGCGGAGTTAGTTACATTAGTAGCAGTCAATGCCGAAAGAGTTGAATCCTTAAGAAACTGGATAGCTCCAAACGAACCTGCGGTTGCACCGTCGGCTGCATTGATTACTATTGAACCTGCGGAGCTGAACTCCAGTGCGTTATTTCGTGAACTTGCCATAATTGTGTATTATATCACAGGGGGTTACTATCGGGATTGCCGATTTACGTATGTGGAAAATCTCTTGTTAATTGTGTTATTGTTGGATCGAATGTCAATCTTCTCTAGCTCCAAGGCTAGGTAGGTCTGAGCCACCTGCTCTTCGGCTAAGGCTTGCTCCTGTCTGTTCTGAACCCGCAGGAAGTCAGCATACACAGCGTGAGCAATGTAATTAAAGAACTCACCTGGAACCTCTGCCGTTGAGTTGTAGTAATCCGAGGTGACGGTAAAAGGTGTGAACTGCTTCTTGTAGGAAACAAATGCCTCATTGTCAGTGGAGTTAGCAATGTTTAAGATGTTAGCACCATTGAAATCCACAAAGAAATCATACTCCATAGAGGAGTTGTTTTGGAATGCTCTCTTGCGGTGAATGCGGTTGAAGTCACCAATAGTATCCTTACTTGTTTGTGCATAGGGAATAAGTTGTTCATCTACAACCAATGGAGTTCCAGATACCTGGGCGGCAGTTAAGGTCCAAGTAACAACTTCGGATGGATTATCCTTTTTTGTACTATCAGCCTCAACTAAAAGTGCACTACCTCCTCCTTGAACCACGAATGAACCATCTGCACCTATAGTGATGGTTTCCTCGTCGTGGATTTCCCATCTACTCGTACTTGATTTTTTATATATTACGGTAGAATCAGAAACCTCATCAAAAGCTCTAGCTCCCACGGCAGGATTATAATAAATATTAGTTCCAGCAACTGCAACACCGTCTCCAGTAGCCTGCCCAATCAAAATGTAATTTCCATTAGTTACACCTGACTTATCCGATGAACTACCTGTAGCTAGACCACTAATAGTCAAAGAAATAATATTACGGGCTTCTGAGCTAACAAGATACCTAGGCCACACTGGACTCTCGTCAAATGCCTGTTGAAACCTACGGTTAATGAAGTGACTTAACTGATCCTGTTCAGTTACATCAAGTTGACCACCAGTTCCTATTAGAGCTGATGTTATCTTAAATAGGTCGCCGTAGGTTCTGGTCTGCATTATATTTTATTTGGGGTAAGTTCAGGAAACTTCTTATTGTAATACTTTAAAAATTCTTTAGAATGCACAGTCTCTTGACCGTACTTCTGTGTGAGTCGGAAAAATTCTCTTGCGGGAATAGTTGCAACTGGTTTGCCAAGCGTTGGGTGTGTAGTCCCCTTTAGGTGTTGGGCTTCTTTGGCTGCTTGTGCAACCCTCTTTTCTTCTGTTTGCTTTTCTAGTTTAAAGCCGTTTTGAATCTCCTTCATAAAGGCGCGATCAATCTCGCCATCGGAGTATCGTTTTAGATTAGGAATGATTATATCCATATTAAAAAAGGCGGGGGGCTTGCGCCCCCCAACCAGATTTTAATTAAGCAGATGCTGTGATCTTGCCGTGGGCACCAGGGTGGTATACACCAAGTGTTAGGGCGCAATCAACAAAACCACGCTCACCACCACCAAGATTAGGTAGGCGAGTGCTTCCCATTGGGATAAGCTCGTGAATACCGTAGTATTCTGGGTTTACAACATAACCAGACATTCCTGCTTGACCAGCTTGTGTGGGCATACAGTCAGGGTTAGCGTTTACAACAGAAACGATGCCGTGATCGGACTGATAGAGGTCAACAGATAGCTTGATGCTACCGCTGTTACCGTCGTAGTTAACATTTCGGACTGAGTCACCACTTACACCACCGATGCGAGCGAAGTCGCTGATGTCGGTGCGAAGAGCAGTGTCAGCAACAAGCATAAGATTGTCGCTTGTTCCAGTTACCTTGAAGATAGAGGAGATAAGACCGTTAAGTTCTGATTCAGCGAAAACGTCGTCAGTTACATCCACGATGCTAGCAGCAGGTGTGCGGAATGCAGCAGGAACGTCAGAAGGACCAGCAGAGTCGATCCAGTCACCAAGACCACGAAGGGCGTTAGCAGTACCAGCACCGTCTTCAACGGCCTTGTCTTGCGTACCAGCAAGTGTAGCTTCAACGTCGCGTTTTAGTTCGCGGATAGCTTTGGCTTCAGCCTGAGCAATCTTAGCAGGACCAACAGAATCGACTGCTTCTTGCAGGTCGGATACCATGTAGTCACGGCGGAACTTTTGAACACGATTGCCGAGGCGAGCGCGGCCAGCGAACTGGTCAGTGAATGCAGTAACGTCAGCACCTTCAGCGATGCCAGCGGTCTGTGGAGCCGAAAGGCTATCAACAGTCCACTCAACATTTGTTGCGGATGCACGTTCTTTATTAGCAGATGAAAGGATAGGAGTTTCTTCTGGAGCGAGGATAGTCAAGACATCGGTCAAGTCTTCGCGGTTAGAAACGCCCGAACCTGGATTAGTGGTATCGAATGTATTTGAGAATGACATTGTATTTAATGATTATTTAATGAGTTATTGTGTTATGAGCGGTTGCTCATTTTGAGTTTTCGAAGAGCAGCAAAGTCTCTAGCATTACCCGTTTGTTTAAACCTGGCTTCTAATTCTTTTAGAGCCTTGGCAGTTCTTCCCATTCCTTTTTCGGATTGGGCAGAGACTGGATTACCTGTTCGTGGAGGATTTAACGTAGGAGCTTTTTTGGTACTCCCTACTAGTTTACGGCCATGTATGCTATTTGTAGCATGGGCAAACCAATAATCTAGTTGGGCGGCGATGTCAGGGGTCTCACGTTTCAAAACACTTTTTAGTTTCTTGAATCGTTCGTCTCCTACTGTAGCTTCAAACTGTCTGCGTAAGTCGTTGTCCTCACCTTCTAGCCAAGATAGTTCTTGCTTCGCTTGGGTGTCGAACTGCTTTGTTAGCACTTCTCCCTCCGCACGTAGCTGAACCTTAGATAGTTGGTCAGGTAGAAAAGTCTTCTGCGCTTTACGTGCTCTTAGTAGAGACTGCCGCACATCCTTCTTTGTCCACTCCTTACCTTCAACTTCTGTTACTACATCATCTGCACCATAGCCATCACTTTCAAAGATCAAATCCTCAGCCCATTCAATTACTTGGTCAACCTCAGCGGCTTTCTGTTGTAACTTTTCGACAGTATCAAGATTCCCGTATGGGTTGTTCTCGACCTTTTTCGTTTCTAGTGGGTTAGGTTTTTCTTTGAGTCGTGCCTCAAGTTGAGTAAGCTTTTCTTCTGCAGCCTTTCGTTTTGCAGTCAATTCACCGAATCGAGCTACAGCACGGCTACCAAGCTTGTCAGCCAGTTCGCGCAAATCGTCCTCGGACATTTCGTCCAGGTCTAACTGTGAAAGAACATCTTCGGATTCTGGGGATTCCTCGGTGGCTTCTGCTTCCTCGGTATCTACCGATTCTTCAATAACCTCTTTAGTTTCCTGCTCAATAACTTCTTCGGCTTCCTGCTCTTGGGGCTGTTCAGTCCCAGGAGTAAGATCACCAATTCGCTTTTGAGCAAAATCCGTGACGGATATATTTGTTTTTTCCACTGATATTTTA